TGTTCACTTGCAATACTCCACAGCAGCCTCGATCGAATCCGGCTGCTGCGTTTTGTGCGACATGAGAAAGTCTTCCATCTCTTGCACGGTGGTGGCGTGCATTTCTTTTCCGACCTCTTCAGGAACACCGAAAAGCTCGCACATGAAAACGCAAACCATCATCATGTCGAGGCTGTCCATGCCGAAGTCAGTTATGAGCGAGTCTTTGTCGGGCACGGGCGTGTATTTTGTGTGGATCGGTCGAGCCACTTCTGCAACAGCGTTGAAAAGGTCTAAGAAATTCATTGTCATCTCTTATTGGATTCTGTTGGCTACAATGCCGACGAGTGCTTGAGCCCAATCTTGCCAGCGCTCAAAATTGTTTGGGTTCGGCACACCATCACTTCCGAAAAGCCCGATGCCATTGAACCCAGAAGCCCAATCTCTCCAAGTGTCCTCTGCTCCAGGAATTTCAAGCTGCTGACCACCATAAGCCTCCACCATGAGCGAAGCCCACTGATCCCAAGAAAGGTAACGCGGGTCATAAATGACAGGAACTGTCATGAATTATAACCTCTGACGTCGCCGAGGTCGGCATTGAGCAGCACCTTTCCGAGCTGATAGTCGCCACCCTGTACATTGCTAACGAATTTCAGCCGCAGCTCTCGGCGCTGCTCGCGCATATCGATCTTGTTTGTTCCTGGATCGAAATCGTAAGCCGCACTGGTCTTATCGGCGGCTTGGGCGAAAGGGCGACCCGTCACGTAAAGTTGCATGGTTCCGGACTGGATGAAGTCCGGTTCTACCCTTTCGAGGTGCAGCCATCGGTTTTGCCCTTCCATCGTTACTTGAGATGGACCGCCGCCGACCCAGCCGAGGTCGCTGGTCTCGAAGTAACTTTCTATAGCGGTGGCGTTTGTTCCTCGGACAGCGTCTGTGCCGATCTCGTGCTGATAGAGCGAAACATACGTCATAACGTAGGTCAGCGTCATGCTGAAAGCTGTTCCGGCAGTGCTGAGGCTTATGCTCAAGGTGTCGCCGACCTTGTATCCTGTGCCTCGACTGGCGATTGTGAAATTCGTAACCACGCCGCCCGAAACAACGAAGGAGGCTTTCGCTCCCGTGCCGGTTCCACCTGTCAGGCTGGTGAGGGTGTAAGTGCCGTTGGTATAACCAGTGCCAGCGTTGTTGATGGTGTAAAGGTTTACAGCGCCCGTGGCATTCGATTGCCAGTCGGCATTGATCGGGTAGTGGAACACCTGAGAAAAGTAACCTGCCGACCGGCGAGAACCGAGAGCTTCACCTGCGTCGTACCAGCAGCCTTCGCGGATGTTGTAAATTATCGCGTCGTTGCATTCGGTTGAGTCGCCTCGTGGATAGAACCACCAGATCTCGCCATAGCGCGGCACTTTAGTTGCGTAGACTTTTTCTCTCTGAACGTAGTTCAGGTTGTCGAAAAAGTAGTTCTGATTGAAGTCGTTCGGGATCTCTTTGACGACACCGTTGTACATCAAGAAACGATCCACACCAACCCAGTAATAAATGCCGTCATATTCGATCGCGCATTGGCTGGAGAGGATCGAAGACTGGCTCGAGATAAGGTCGTAGCGCCAGTAGAGCGTTGAAGAAGTTCCGCCGCTGTTAATGGTGGTCGGAGTGTAGGAAACGCGGATGAGCGAATCCAGCGACCAGAACAAGCCCGAAGGTGCAGTCGTACCACCGCGCACCGGCAAACCCTGAACGATCTTTCCGGTTGCGACGTTTGTTTCGTTTGCGTCGGCAGAGACCCAGTCATTGATGTTGCCAGCGGAACAGTTCTTGATCAAGCCAGCATTGCCGTAAACGAACACGTATGGATGCAGCACAACGACACCGCCAGAAACAGAGATCTGGTTGTCGATCGTCAAAGTAGAAGCGCCGGTGAGCGTGGCAGCGTTTGAGATCGTGAACGTGGTAGAATTGTTCACCACTGTAACAGTCGTATTCGCAGGGATGCCTGTGCCCGTTACCACCTGCCCAGCGCCGATTTGCGTCGTTGAAGCAACCGTCACTGTGGTCGTAGAATTGAGCGTTGCAGCGATCGTGAAAACACCAATGGCGCTGGCTGTGGTGGTTCCGATAACATTTCCGAGCACTGGCGTATTGACACTGCTGTTGATGTCGGAGAGGTTCTGTCCAGGGTGAGCGAGCAACAGCTGGTTGCCAGAACCGTTGGTATCAGTGTAGGTGTCGAACTGCCAGAGGTTATCAGTGCTGGGGGTGAAATTGCTCAGTGTTATGTCAGTGATGCCTGAACCAACACCAGTGTTGCTGATAGGCAGCAGCTGCAAGCCATCAGAATATCCACTGTAGACATTGTTGAAATTGTTTTGCGGGTTGAGGTAAATCCCTCGAGACGGACCAGCAAGGTTGTTGACGATTTCTCTGTAGCCAAGAATCTTTCGCGGACGCTTGCGCTGGAAACGCACCCAGCGACCATCAGTGTAAAACGTGCGGTCGAATGTGGTTCCGTCTCGCTGAACTCCAGGGAGCGTGTCGAGGGCGAATACCTTCGCGGTCATGTGAACGTGCCCCCAGAGATGCCGCTGGTAAAGTTGCCAGTGCCGGCGATGCTGAGTCCAGTCGCCGTTAGAGCGAAACGGTTCGTGCCGAGGATCGAAATATCAAACTCACCAGCGCCACTGCGCCAAATACCTGTGTTCGTTTCTGCAGCGAAGTTGATTGCGGGCGTGCTCGCTGTTCCATTGATCAGGTTGAGCGAAGTAGCACCAGCCTGAACGGTGTTGGCGTTGAAGAAGTTCGTGCCGTCGCAAACGAGCGTAGCCTGTTGACCCGGAGGAATGACTGCTGAGGAAGAGCCACTGATGCCTGTGGTTACCGTTAGCGTTTTCCCATTGTCTACGGTTTGGTTCGAGACCACATAAAGATTCACGACCGGAGGATAGGTAACCGTCACATTCGAAACCAGCGTGCCAACATACTCCTGGATGAGGTTATTGGCTTGGCTCGAAGTGAGCGAATACGCACCGCCCGTCACCGGATACGTCAGCACATTGAAAGCATAAGTCGAGCTCTGACCGTAGCCAACCGTTACATAACCCGTGCCAGTGCAGATGATGAAGGCGGATTCGTTCGGGTTGAACGAAAGTGTGGAGTTGCCGTCGATCTTTTCGCTGCCAGAGCAGGTGAAAGTGAATGTCCCCGTGCCGCTGTTCTTGAACAGAGTGAACCAGTTGTTCCCGAGCGTTGAAGCTGTGGGCAATGTGCCTGATCCGACTCCGCCCGACCAGACTTTCGTTTGCGCTCGGTCGGAGGCAGCGGGAGTATACGGGCTGGTTACACCAGAGCTCGGGTGGCTTTGGTTCAGAGTGCTGGAAATCGCCAGCAGACCGTAGCCAGCGAGTGTGGCGGCATCGGCGGAAGAAGTGCCTGTGCCGAACCCCAACACACCCCAAGTGCCAGTCGTCGTGCTGTTGTTGGTGAGGTAGATGTATTGAGCGTTGCTAGAGCTGACGGTGCAGATCGTGCCGCCAGTGTAATTCTTAACTGTGAACGTGGAGCCAAGACACCGGATCAGCGCATCCTGCCCGACCGACACCTGATTTGCGGGCGGCATGATCAGGCTGTAGCCAGTCGTGGCAGCGGTTATGTCCATAATCCGCGCAGTCGGATACTGAGTCTGCGTGGCAGCGGATGGCCACTGCAGTTGCAAGTCGCCAGTTAGCGTATACGCCGCATAGCTGACGTCGGTCGGCTGGATTACATCGCCAGTGAAGGGAGAGGTGTATGATGTCATGTGTCGAGGACCAGAGTTTGACGGTCAGCGATGCGGGAAACGTCTTCAGCTTTCAGCGTCTGCATGATCGCAGAGTATTGCGCTTGCCACATCGGGATGCGTTCGTCGTTTTTGAGGAAGGGCATCGCTTGGAGCAGCGATCCATAGAGCAACGCTTGCGGCGCGTAAACGGTGAACCAGTTGGTCTGGTTGGTGCTGTCGAGCGGCTGCACACGCTCGTAATAAAGCACCTCGAAAGAGTAAGCTGAATCGGGCGTTGGCGCAACGATCCAATGCGTGTAGTCGTAGTCGGCGTAATAAAGCGGCGTGCTCTGCTGAGTTTGGTTCGGCCAATACTGACGCAGATATTCGTATTTCCGTAGCAGCACCGGCTGGCGCTGACCACTGACGAGCAGGTTCATGGAAACCGTTTTGTGCCACCGCACGGGTTTGTCGATGACGAAAGACCCCTGCACCATCGAGCTGGTGTTGACGGTGAGGTTGCCGAGGAACTTTATTTCGCTCGCAATCACCTGCTCGGCGAGCATAATGAACAGCGGGATTTTATCCAGCGTGGCGGCATCGGTACGCTCCAGATAGCTCTGGATGTTCTCCGTCAGCGAGTCATAGGTCATCACCGATGCAGTCGTCATTTTGCCACCTTTGGTTCAACTTTCATTATAACTCCGCTCACGGTGGAAAGCATAAATTTAAGCATACGCTCTGGTTCCCGCCTTATCGATTATGAGCTGGGCATTCCGCAAATTCTTGTCGGGTGCGTTCGAAACACTGATGTGCGTCCAGGCGTCGAACTCCAAAATGATCTGGTCGAAAGGCACGCGGGCAGCGATACAGGCGTCAACCACCTGTTTAGGCGTCATCCCTGGAACACGAATATCCGCAGCGCACCCAACCCTATGCTGGCTGGTGTCCTTGCTTCCTACAGCGTCGTTTACTCGTTTGCAGCGGTATCCAGAATTGATCATGACCGGCTTGCCGCCGACTGCACGTTTGACTTGCTCGAGCAGCTGCGCGAGCCGAGTTAGATTGGCAACTTCGTCGCCGTTCGGAGTGTTGTCCCAGCCGTTGCGCAGCGCGACTTCAGATCGAGTCAACTCTTCAAGAGTGAAGTGATCGGTCAACTGGGTCATTTTTTGTTCTTCATATCGATGATTTTCTCAAGGGTACGACCGCCAAAATAAAAACTCATAATCAACATGCCCCACTGCCCGAGCAGTTCGACGTAGTTGTTGTTCACCTCTATGTCCCATGCCGACATCATGCCGAACGTGGTGTAGGTGATCAGGATAAAAATCAGAGCGCCGGGTCGGATGTTTTTGGAAAGCCACGAATCGGACGCCATGTCAGCCTTATGCCGATCGGTCAGTTCGTGCTGCTCGGAGACCTCGGCATTCATTTTTGCCAGTTCGCCGTTTTGTTGCATCTCGAGCAATTTCAACTTGGCAGCTTCCGCCTGTGCCGGATCAGGAAAAAACTTGTCCAGCAGTTTGTTGCCAATACCCAAAACAGCCTCAAGTGGGAACATTACTTCACCCCTTTCTGACGCTCTTCCATCAATTTGACCCGAACCTGTATGTCATGTAGGTCGCGGTAAATCTCTTCTTTCAGTCTGTGCCGAGCCTCGGCAGAGATTGGGCTATCGGTCGGGATTCCAGCGGGAGTGATCAGCGCAGGCATGCTGCCTTCAATCTTGGTCAGCCGTGTGGAAAACTCCGACACCTGCCCAAGCAGCCACGCAAGCGCAGCCACAACAATCGGGATCACCGCCTTGAGAACGTCTTGCCAGTTCATTTTTCGTTCTTCTTGTTCCAAAGTTCAAATAGCGCCCTGACCTTTTCTTCCAATACAGCAACGCGCAAGTCTAGTTTGCTCAACACAATGATCAACGTGACTATTGCCAGCAGCAAAGGCCAGCCTTTTACAAACAGATCAAAAGTCTCCAAGATGTTCTCTTTTCAAATTCCAAGAAGTTTTTTGACGAACTCAGCAGCCACGCCCGGACCAAGCAACACGGCGGCAATCACCCCGTACAGCAGGTACTCAATCTTCGCCATGCGCTTGGAGCCTTTGTCGAACGATTCAGACACGTCTACAAACGACGCTTGGATTTTTTCGTATCGCTCGGCGCATACCGCCTCGTGTACAGAAAGCCTAGTGTCCAACGAATCCTCCGCCATGGCTCACTCGCTCGCCGGTTCTTTAGATTTGGCGGCGTCTTGAATGGCAGCGATCAGCTGGAACACTTCTTGGTACGGACGCGAGCCAAGGTATCCGAGCACTGCGTTCAGAACAGAAACGTCGATGCTGATTTTTTCGTTCATGCGACCACCTCATCCCACGACTGAGTTTCTTCGTTCCAAGAATATTGCTTACCATCAGTTGGCATATCCACCGGCGCTTTCCAGTTGCAGGTGGTTTCGTCCAGCACCCAAGACGCGTACACCTTCTGCGGGATAAACGCATCGCGCTGCTCATCGTAGGTGAAACCTATGCCCGCATAATTCTTGCGAAGGGCTTTAGATTGATCGTATCCCACCTCTCCGTGAGCCAGGTAATAGACACCAGCACGGGTGTTGTAGGAAGTTTTCTTCCACGTTCCGCCAAAAAGTTTTTCGCAGAATGCAGCGCCGATGTGTTCTTTTTCTTGACCAATTGCGTCTGAGGTGTCGATGTCAGACACCACAATCACTTGGGTCACTACGTTGTTTGCATCAAGTTGGGCAAAATGTGCCATACGCTTCTCCAGTGAAAAAATTATGCAGCTTTACCCAGCAGCATGTCACGCTGCTCGGGTAACCAGATTGTATCAATGGAGTCCTCAAAGGCTTTGATTTTCTCCATCGTTGCAGCCACCTCATCCCACGTCGGGCACGGACGCGGATCATCCCAGCGCGTGAAATGGCTGTTGCTGATCTCCCATCGCGCCCCCGGACGCAGCATGTGCATCGCAGTATCTATCCCATACAGTTGGTAGATTTTTTCCATGATCAACGCGCCCTTGCAATCTTGAACGGATTTTCTGCGAATGCAGCCCAGATGTATGTGCCGCCACTGGCATTCATGTATATAAAAGTATCTCTAATCTTGAATCCGTTAGACAAAAAGTCTACGTCATCGCCACTTGTTTCTGCGTCAGCAAGATTAGGATAAATGCTTAACGTCTGTTGATTGTATGGATTGCGCGACGTGTCTTGTATGTACCAGCTTCCGATTGAATCCGATCTTTTCCACAATGCAAAACGTGGACGAAATCCGCAATACACAAACGGGCCATCCGTCGAGCCGTTGCCGGTATACGAACCAAACGCGCTGTAGCCAGCGATGGGGGCGAAGCAATAGGCTACTTTTGTAAATCCACTATCCCAAGAACCTTGACTAAACACCGTTGAAGTTGGGGCGGTGTTATTCCAAAAACCGCTATTGGTTTGAATTGCCGCTGTATCTTGTAATGGCAAACCATAATTCCAAGGTGATGAACCGCCATTTAAAGACGCATGACCAACAGTCCATTGGTCAGTAACATT